AGGCTATTAGAGCCCTAAAAGAGTTAAACGATAAAGGAGAAGAGGTTTTTCCTATTCTTATTGTCTGCCCTAACACTTTAAAGAATAACTGGGCAAGAGAGTTTGCTAGATGGTGGCCAGATGTAAGTACACAAGTTATTAAAGGATCTGCTGTTCAACGCAAAAAACAATTTGAACAACCAGCGCAAATTTTTATTATCAATTGGGAGTCTTTACGCTCTCACTCAAGACTTTCTCCTTACGGATCTATCTCTTTAACAAGATGCCGTGCTTGCGGTGGTCAAGATGAAAAGATTAGCGAGAACCGTTGTGAAGTTCATTTAAGAGAGTTAAACAATTTTAAATTTAAAGCAGTAGTTGCAGATGAAATCCATAGAAGTAAAGATCCCAAGTCAAAACAATCTCGTGCTCTTTGGTCTGCCTCTGGTACCTCCGAGATTCGCTTTGCACTAACTGGAACACCTATTGCTAACAATGTTGTAGATCTTTGGTCAATACTTCACTGGATCTCTCCTAAAGACTGGCCTAGCAAGACAAAGTGGATTGATCGAATGGTTGATGTAATGCTTAACGCTTTTGGTGGAATGATGGTTTTAGGAGTTAAGCCTCAGATGCAAGATGAGTTTTATAAGAGCGTAAACCCATATATGAGACGTATGCTTAAAAAAGTTGTACTACCAAACCTACCTCCAGTTCTAAAAGAGCGCAGAGATGTAGAGATGTCTACTAAGCAGAAAAAAGCCTACGAGCAGATGAGAGATTTAATGATCTCTGAACTTGAGTCTGGAGATACTCTTGCAGCACCTAGCGTTTTAACTCAAACAATAAGACTTCTGCAGTTTGCTAGTTCTTATGCAACTATTGCCACCAATGAAGTTACTGGTGAGCCTAGAGCAGTACTAGATGCTCCTTCATGCAAAATTGATGCTCTGATGGATGATATTGAAAACGGAGACTTTGGAGATGACTCTGTAGCGGTAAGCGCCGTCTCTAAACAACTTATTAATCTGCTGAGCGCTGAGTTAACAAAGAAAAAGATTTCTCACGGATTAATTACAGGAGATCAAGATGAGGATGAACGTCAGAAGGCTATTGACGATTTTCAGTCTGGAGCAATAAAATGGATTCTGTTTACGGCCCAAGCGGGAGGAGTTGGAATTACACTAACCGCTGCTCGTCGTCTGATAATGCTTCAAAGACCTTGGTCTTTAGTTGATTACAAGCAAGTATTAGATCGCGTACACAGAATCGGAAGCGAAATACATGACTCTATAGTAATTACCGACTATGTTACGGAAGGAACTATAGAAGAGAGAGTTATCCAAGTTTTAGAAACTAAAGCCGATAACTTTGAACAAATTGTTAAAGATAAAGATCAACTTCTAAAACTACTACAAGATGATAAGACAGGAAACCTATGAGTGGAGTCATAAGACTATCTAACTCGGAAATACAGACATTTAAAGATTGTCGCCGTCGTTGGTGGCTAACTTACTATCGTGCATTAAAACCTAAGCATCAAGATATGACTGGTCCACTTGCTATGGGAAGCAGAATCCATGCCGCTCTAGATGCTCACTACGCAAAAGGTGTTCCTTTGCTAACTGCGCACTCTGAATTAATTGAACAAGATAAACAACTTTTACTACAAGATTTTAGAGATGTATCTAACCTTGAAACAGAAGGTGAGTTAGGTCGCATCATGCTTGAAGGCTATGAGCAATGGGTAGAAGAAAATGGAATTGATGCCGAACTTGAGATGATCTCAACGGAGGAAACAATTATTGCTCCACTGTTTAATGGCGAAGTAGAACTTCAAGGAAAACTTGATATGCGTGTTCGTCGTAAAGCCGATGGCGTAAGAATGTTTAGAGATTTTAAAACTGTAGGAGGCTCTCTATCTGAGTTTGCAAATATGGCTCACATGAATGAGCAGGTTATGACATACATGCTTTTAGAGTCTACTAAAACAGATGAGAAGGAAAGAAGTGAGGGTGGAATATTTACACTTCTTAAAAAAGTTCGTAGAACTGCCGCTGCTAAACCTCCGTTCTATGATCAAGTAGAAATTCGCCATAACATATTTACTTTACGCTCTTTCTGGAATAGAATTCACGGAACGATTACAGATTTAATGAGAGTAAGACAGGCGTTAGATGCTGGTGAAAGCCATGCGTTTAATGCTTATCCAAAACCAAGTCGTGACTGTAAATGGAAATGCCAATTTTTTGCTATCTGCCCAATGTTTGACGACGGAAGCGCCGCTGAACAAGCACTTAGTGAAATGTATGAGGAGACTGATCCTTATGCATATTATGAAACAGAGAAAAAAGGAGGCGAGTGACGTATGAGTGAGATCCAACGCTCTCTTACGGTTATGGTGTACGGAGAAAGCAAGGTAGGTAAATCTACTTTTGCTGTAACTGCTCCATACCCACGACTCATGCTTGACGTCGAGGGTGGGCACCGATTCCTACCTATCGTTGTTAAGTATTGGGATCCTCTTCGCGAGGAACCACCAATCGCTGATGGAACTTGGGACACTGTTGTAGTTACAGTTCGTGACTATGACACTGTTATTAAGGTTTATCAGTGGTTACAACTTGGAAAGCATCACTTCAAGAGTTTGATTATTGATTCAATCTCTGAACTACAAGTTAAATGTATGGACAGCATCGCAGGTACAGAACAAATGAAGATGCAACAGTGGGGCGAACTTCTTCGTCACATGGGTGGGCTTCTTCGTGATCTTCGCGATCTAACTATGCATGCTACAAATCCTCTTGAAGCAGTTGTACTAACTGCTATGTCAAGAACAAGCCAGGATGGAAGACACCGTCCATATCTACAAGGTCAACTAGCAATTCAAGCACCATATTTTTACGACATTCTTGGTGCGTTGACAGTAGAGCAAATGGCAAATCCAGACCCACTACAGCCTCCTTATAAAGTAAGGCGTATGTATGTGGAAAGAACAAACGATTATGAGGCTGGCGAGCGAGTACAAGGTCGTCTAGGTTCTATAGTCGAGCAAGATAAGTTATCAATTGAAGTAATGCTTAATACCATTTTTGGAACTAAGCAAACTGCTCAAGATAAAACAACTAAAGAAAAGAAAGAGGTATAACAAATGAGTACTCTAAATTGGGGTGACCTCATCAAAGAAGCAGGCGAATCAGGTAACTATGATCCGCTTCCAGATGGTGATTACGATGTTCTAGTCCTAGAGGCTACACATAAAATGACACAGAGTGGCAAAACAATGTTCTCTGTAAAAGCGCAGGTTGAAGGTGGCGCTCATAACAAGCGTCTTGTCTGGGACAACTTAGTTGTTTCTCCAGATAGTCCTGCTGCACTTGGTATCTTTTTCAAAAAGATGCATGCTCTTGGTGTACCTCGTGATTACTTTTTACAGCAACCAGCGCCAACCAATGCTCAAATTGAGCAGGTAATTACTGGTAAGCGTTTTCGTGCTCAAGTTGGAACACGTACTTGGAATGGCTCTAAGAAGAACGAAATCAAGAACTACTATCCAAATGCTGCGCAAACTTCTGCAGCATCTGCTCCAGTTGCCGCTGCTCCAGCGCCAGCACCTGCACCAGCTCCAGCGCCAGCACCTGCTGCTGCTCCTGCTGCTCCGTTCTAAATAAAAAATAGAGTTTACTAGATGTTGTTGTTGTTCAGGGGAATTACCAACAACATCTAGTAACCATCTTAGATATAAGAGGTTTATATGAAGGTATTAATTACAGGGTGCACAGCCTCTCACGCATCCAAAAATACAAACGAAAAAGTTCCTTCATTTGCTGGAAATATTAATAGTGCTTTAACTGAATTAGGTTTTGATGTTACTTGGGAAGATCCTTCAGTAACTATGACTAAAGATTATTTATCCCAATATGACGCCATTTTGGTGGGTATCGCTAAGCCAACAGGTATTGCATCCCACAGGGCATACGGCGCTTTATCTGTAATAAATCACGCTAGTGACCTAGGAACTCTTTCTCTCTTTATAGACACGATAGATCCTCACAAACTTTACTTTAGTCTAGGAGACATATACAGAAAGCCAGAGTCTTTCTTTGGCAGTTTCTACTCTAAAAAGCGAGAGTACAAGTTAGCCTTAGAGCCTAAAAACTATGAAAACGTAATAGAGGGCGCTAGAAAACTTTATGGTGGTGCTTGGCCTAAAACAATTATTCCGTCTTATCCTTGGTCTACTGAAGATGTAGTTACTAAATACATACCTAATATAAATAAAACAAAATTATTCTTAGTTAACCCAGACGCCTATCTTTTAGAGATTAATAACCCGATACACAACTATGCTGATGGAAGTTATTGGTGCATAGATAACCCCAAGACCGATTGGTATCGTAAGGTATCTGTTTCTTTATCCAACCCGCAACTTAACTACAGAGCAACTAAGTGGGAAGGCAATAAAGACATATTGACTAGAATATCTAGTTCAATGGGAGTTTTAGTTTCAGTCTATAAATCTGGAAATCCTTGGTGGTTTCCAACTTTATCTCAAGCGCTGTATATAGGAGTACCTGCAATTACTGATTGGAGGTTAACTACGTATATGGGTCCAGAATGGTCAATGCTTCCAAACGCTATAGAGGAGATGAGCCCTATTGAAAGAGTGGAAGTATCTAAGAAACAGAAAGAGTCTTATATTCAAAATATACCCTCATGGGAGAGTGTAAAAGAAAATATAGGAAACATACTGCTACAAAAGTAATAAACAAACTAACTAGGAAAGGAACAAAAAATGGCTGATGTAGATATCGCCTGGGTAAAAGAGCAACTGACAAAAAACAAGACCAGAAGAATTGTTGGTGACTCTGTTTTAACTCTTCTCAAGTCTTGGGAAGATGTGAAAGAAAAGAATAAAGAACAGAAAGTTGACTACTCTAAAGATATTATTGCTATCTTTGCTAAGTTGTCATTAGGTCATGCTCTTGTAAAAGAAGAAAAGGGCGAGACTTGGATTCAAGTAACTCCTGGCTCAATTGTTTTGGCAGATTACGTGCGAATAAAGTCTGATGCTTTTGATAATAAGAGCGGTAAAGACTTTAATGGAAGGAGAGGTCGGGTTGTAGGAATTCGCTATGGAGATATTATTATTAAAAGCGATGATAATAAGGCCCCCCTTTTAGATGGAGTTCACTTAAGACCAGATCAATTAGAAAAACGCTTGTAACTTGAAAACAGTTACATATAAGTTCTCTGTAGTTGGGAATAATCATCAAGAGATTATTGACAATATCAAAGAAGAAATATCTTTGTACCTTGCCATAACCTCTGATGACCCACTAAAATATGTTAATTATGAGGTAACTATTGACGGCACCTCTGATAAAAATCTTCCCAAAAAATACAATGCTCAAGTGATAGCGAGGATAAAAGATGACATCAGGTAACGAAGAAACACCAACAACTAATGAACCTACTACCTTACGAGTTGAAGCGCTACGGGAAGCCGCCAGAATTATTTCTGGGGAGCGCAACAAACAGTACGGAAATCCTGAAGACAATTTTGAACGAACAGCAAAAATTTGGTCTGTAATTCTAGGTATTGAAATTACCAATGAAGATGTTGCAATGATGATGGTTGGTCTTAAAGTGGCTAGGTATGCTTCTAAGTCTGGATTTCAACCTGATACTTGGGTTGATATTGCTGGTTATGCTGCATGTGGTTATGAGGTCGGGAACTTGGAGAATAAACAAAAGTAATTTGTAAGTAAATAACCCGATAACCAAACTTTAAAAGGAGAGCCAAGTGTCTCGTGGACCATGGGAATTTGAAGAACCGTTATGCGCAGAAGTTGGTGTAGATATATTTTATACTGATGATAAAGATGAAAGAAAAGTTGATTCAATGAATACATATGCTATGGCAAACTCCATATGCAAAAAATGTCCTCATAAAGCCGAGTGTGCTGACTGGGCTATTAAAAATGAACTGTTTGGTTTTTGGGGAGGACTAAGTCCCAAAGATAGAACTAATATAAGAAAGCATAAAAGAATTCCTGTAAATATAGATTTAAAACAAATATAGAATGGAAAATACAACTAGAATTGTCCTACTAGATACGCCTAAAGAAAGGCTATGTATGGAAGACAGTTCAATAGTTAGCCCTATGGCTCTCTGCGAGTTGTGCTGGATGGAAGAGCACTCCAAGTGGGAGCCTCAGAGTGTGAATGAGGATGGCAACATCCTTGTAAAACTTGTTGGTGTAGATATGCCAACAATAATAAACACTGGCTCTGTAGATGTCTGCTGTATGTGTGGATCAGTAACTATTGCTGGAATATATGAGTTAAAGAAGCAAGAAGAAATATACTTCACCAATGATGAGTTTTCAAAGGATTTTGAGTTTAATTTTTACTCTACAGAAGAGGAATAGCCTCTAAAAAACTAATGAAAAAAGACACAAGACCTGGGGAAGAGCTTTGGTGTGAGTGGAGTGGCTCTGGCTACAGTAAAAATAACCCAAACTCGACCGTTTATTACACTTTAGATTATGTAGATATGGATAATGATCTTGTCTCTAGAGCACTAGCATCTGCTATTCAAAGAGATGGGGTTGCTGATTCTTTAGGAGATAGTTTTAAATTAATTGAAAATTGTCAAATAACTAGGGGCTGGTGTGGCATTTTAGAGGAAGAGTTTGAGTATGTTGTGTGTGATGAAAATTCTGAGACTGAGTATGGTGATATAGTCGAAAATATTGAATTAACTACATGGATAGAAATATAGTAAATATAGTGTTTTAGTCAGTAGATTTATAGTACTTTAGTTTAAAATAGAGTATATGTGGAAACCAGCAGAAAGCCTTAGATGGCAAAGTGAAGCCCTATGTGCCAAACCATCAAATAAAAAATATTTAGACTGGTTTTTCTCCAAAGATTTTTCTGAAAAATACGATGCTAAAAATTTATGTTTCTCATGCCCCGTAA